CTGGAGCTCGAGGCGCAGACTGCGTCTACGAGCCCTCCTACGTGCCTCGCCAAGCACGCCGAGATCGAAGCGCGCCTCTCGGCCGTCGAGAGCAAGAGCGCATCCTTCAGCTTGCCAGAAGGCTTCGACGCAGACGATCTGAGCGACAGGCTCGCCAAGATCGAGAAGGCGCTGAAGCCAAAGCCCGCACCGAGGACGAAGCGATGAACCTGTCTCCGCACTTCACGTTCGATGAGCTCACCCGTACCGGACAGTCGAGCCTACAGGCGAAGAACCGCGAGGAGGCGAAGGCGTACATGGCCTCGCTCACGCAGCTCGCCGCGATGCTCGAGGTGATCCGCGCCCATTTCGGTAAGCCGCTCAAGGTGAACAGCGCCTTCCGTGGTCAGGCAGTCAACGCAGCCACGCCAGGCGCGAGCAAGACGTCGCAACACATGCTCGGCGAGGCTGCGGATATCGAGATCCCCGGCGTGGACGATGCCGACCTCCACCGCTGGATCTGCACGCAGAGCGGACTCAAGTACGGACAGTGCATCCTTGAGCGTCCTCCGGGCCGGTCGTGGGTGCATGTTTCGATCTGCGGCACGCGCGACCCGAAGCGGTGCGGTGAGGCGCTGACGTTCGACGGCAAGAAGTACGCTCCGTGGAAGCCGTAGACCCGGCCTGCACATGGGAGGCCGGCGAGGTCGTCGGCGTCTACGACTCGCGCCTGTCGCTTGATGGATGCGAGATCCCGGCCGGCGTGGTCCTGCGGCTGCATGTCGTGGAGGTCACGCCGGTCGTGGTGCGTGTCGAGGTGACCTCGCACCCGGACTGCGAGCCGGCACCTGACGAGCGCGAGAAGCTCCGCACGCTGCGCCGTCAGGCTGTGCGCGAGGCGCACAACCGATGGGGAGACGGCTTCGTGGTGGACTACGGTACTGGAGACTGCGCTGAAACGCGGCGCGTGGACGTAGAGGTCATCGAGACACGTTAGACTGCCTCGTCGCACCCGATCGGGAAATGACTGCGACAACGCCCGCGGGACCATGGTGGCTCCGCGGGCGTCAACATGTAAGCGATACTTACAGGTTGTAGTCGTCGCAGTACTGAACCTGTATGGGCCGGCGCCCCCACGACACGGCCGCGTCATGGCTCCCGACGAGGATGTCGATGCGGTTCCGGCGACGGATCTTCCGGCCTCGGTCCTGCACGGTGTAGCGCGTCCACTGGCCGTCGATGAGCAGCTCGAGGCATGTGCCGATCGCCCAGTGCTTCGATGCTGCCACCATGTGGTAAGGCGCGTGGGCCTCGATTCCGGAGGCCGTGTATCCGGAGCATCCGAGACACGATGCGGTGTAGGCCGTGGCGATCATCGTCCAGGTCATCGCTTTACCTCGCTTGCTTGAAACACCGACAACAGCTCGTGAAAGTGCGGGTGCTGTTGTTCAGCGTTGATGGCTGTTGCGACGTCAGGCATACCCATACGACGAACATACTCGGAGACTGCAGCCATGATTGATGCCTGATACCAATCGGATACCTCTTGATCCGTCATTGGCTTTGGCTTCTGCTTCTTCATGGCGCAGCCTCCAGCGCGGCGACGAGGGCTTCGACCTCGTAGACACAGTTTTTACCCCACCAGTCTTCGGTATCTTCGTTTTGAACCGTCCAGAAGCCACCACACGCTTGTGTATAGCAACGTGGGCCATGTGCCTCCCGCACCAGCGCGAGCAGGCATCCAAGCGTGGCGGGGTCTTCGAGCACGGGGAGCCATTCATCAGTTGACCAGTAGGGTTCACCCGCTACGTCGTCATAGATGCGCTGCTTGCCGATGGCGTCCGACACCAGCATCCCACCCATGAACCGCCAACCCTTGCAGGCGACGGCGCGCTTCGCGAGCGCGATCTGTTCCTCGGTCATGTCTCCTCCTCGCGGCGGTGCTCGCCGCGTTCGATGGCACCGCAGGCGATCCATACGCCCATGCTTGCCTCGGTTCGCTGACATTTTTCTGCGTGGAGCCAGAGGTTCGCTCGCTTGTGCAGGTACGCCACCACGGCGGCGCGCTCCTCGGCGACAGCACGCGCGACGGCATCGTCCACGCCTACGACCGCATCCCATCTCATCACACGCTCAAGTACGTCACTCACGGCGACCTCCCAGTGCGGCGAGCTGCGCCGCGTCCTCTGTCTCAATGGCGATGCGCTCGGCCTGGAGTAGGCCACGCTGACGAGCCGCGGTCATCACGCGCTCTTGCGCCTCTGCGCGCGTCTCTGCGCGTCCACGCTGGTCATCGCGAGGGTCGGGCATGTTGAGCTCCCACGCCCAGCGATCGTGCATCTCCTGCACGATGCCCCACGCCGTCGATCCGTCGAACGACGCGCTGTACGTGGGCCTTCCGTTGACGTCGCTTCCTACGACGCGCCAGGTCATGCGGCCCCCACAAGCGCGCGGTACACGGCGCGAGTGACCTCGACGTCCTGGAGGCAGTATGCGGCGATCTCGTCGCGGCTTCCCGAGAGCCACATGTCCCACACCTGCGATCCGTCGCCAGACTTGCCATCGAGGCCAAGGGCCGTGGCGAGGTCGCCGAGGCGGCATCGCTCCGCGCCCATCGCGAGGCGCATGGTGTCCTGCACGGCGTGTCGGTGGCCTCGGTACTCGGACAGGCGACGAGCCAGCGACGGCAGCGTGCGCGCCGCAGCGATGTGCAGACGCGGCAGGTCGAAGCCGACGACGTTGTGGCCGACGATCGTGTCGGGCGCGTACTGCACGAGGATCGCGTCCAGGTCGCCAAGCATCTTCCGCTCACCGTGCTCATCAAGCATGATGACGGTACGCTCCTGGACGTCGTGGCCGATCTCCACGATCACGCCGATGCAGCAGATGCGCGCATAGCGCCAATCGAGAGCAGTACGGAGCCACTGCTCCATGCGGTGCTCCTCGATCCATTTCGCGATGCTCTCGGGCTTCGTGTAGTTCCCTGGCACGCTCGCCAGCGCGTGCGCGTCAACCTGCTCGTCTGTCCATGCGGCTGGAAGCGTCTCAATGTCTAGGTAGAGTGTGGTCATGGTAGTGCTCCTCAGAACGGGGTGCTGTCGAGGTCGGGGTAGTCGTCAGGTGCGGAGGTTGGCGTTGGCGCGGCGGGTGCCTTCCAGATTCGGCCGGCGCAGCCCTTGTCGCGACACCCAAAGTCGGGAGCCTTCGGGTTGACCGATCCGGACAGTTTCTTCGGTCGATTGTCCCACATCGGTCCCGCGCAGACAGGGCACGGCGGCTTGTTGGGGTCAATGGGCGCCACGCGCTCCACGCTCTCGACCTTCGCATCGAACGTCTTCGCCACCTTGTTGGCCGTCTCCACGAGGCGGGCTGGCGGTTCCTCGCGCTGCGCTGGCTTCTGCTGGCGAGCAGGCGCGGACGCCGCTTCTCCATCGTCGTCATCGCTGACCACGCCGACCACGGACGCCAGGGCATATCTCCGCAAGTACGTCAAAATGGACCCCACGACCTGGGGGTTCTCCTGCGCCGGCCGCGCAGAGATGGTGCTTCCGAGGTGCTCGCCGCTCTCGTGCAGCAGGATCGTCGTCAGCTGCACGCTGCCATCCTCGCCACGGCCGGGGAGTTGGGTGACCGCCAACCCATGTTTGGAAAGCGGCTCGCGGCACGCATCCATGATGGATGACAGGTCGGCGTACTTGGAACGAAAGTGCGGGTTAGAAGCGTCCTTTGCGGCGGCTCCCATCTCGCCCTGCGCCTTGGCGAGAGCCAACGCAAGGTGCCCGATAGTGTCAGACTGATAGTGTGCGGACATCAGCAGATCTCCTCGATGAAGGCGATGGTCGCGTAGACGCAGACCGTGAGAGGGATGAGTGCGAGGCAGAGCCATACTGCCGAGATCTCGATCATGGTGCTCCTGTGTGGACGTCGAAGGGTTGCCGCTCCGACACCCATCTATTAGTGTAGGGGTGCCGGGCAGGCAAGCCCGACAGGAGGAAAAAGTGAACATCATCCAGAAGCGCCGATCCGAACTCGGCATCAGCCAGCGACGACTCGCCGAGATAATCGGCGTCGAACGGTACAGCGTCAGCAAGTGGGAGCGAGGTCATCGCCGGCCTGCGCCTGAGGTGCTCTCGCGCCTGTACCTGGCTCTCGGGCTGGACGCCGAGGAGATCGCGAGCCTCTACCTGCGCGAGGAGGGCGAGCGATGAGTACTGTGCTTTATACGCGCTCTGTGAGCGAGTCAGGACGCAGGACGTACCATGAGTGGGGCCATGCTTATGACTCGGACGCACTACCGTTCGGCTGGCATCTCGTCGGCGTGCTTCATGGCGAGCGCACGACACGGTATGGGGTAGACCCAGCGCGCGCGGCTCTTCTTGCTGCACTGCGTGAGCAGAAAGAAGCCGTAGGTCGGGCGATCTTCGCTGCGCTGCAAGGACGCCCAGTGGTGGACTCCGAGAGGGCACGCGATGCGTACCGAGCCTACCGTGCTGCTGGAGGCTGTGACGACGATGTATGGTCGCACGCGAGCGTCGGAGAGATCATCACTGCGCTGGAGAGGGCGCTGGTGGAGGTGAAGCCGTGACGGAGCACACCTACACGATCCTGCTCGACCCACGAGGCAAGGGCCGGCCTGTGTTCACGCGCGCCACGGGCCACGCCCGCACGCCAGAGACGACGCGCTCGTGGGAGCACGAGGCCGCGCACCAGCTCCGCGAGCAGCACGGCGACGTCGGTACGCTCGATGGCCTGTCGCCCATGTGGGGCGTGAGGATCGCGGCGTACCATCCTCGGCCTAAGACCCGCCCCGGCTACCTGCCTCGGGCGCTGTGGGCCGTCGCTGACTACGACCTTCCGGCGACCTCGCGGCATGACCTCGACAACGTCGTCAAGATCGTGCTCGACGCGCTCCAGGTCGGAGGCGTGATCCTCAACGACCGATGCATCGTCGCCATCGACGCGGCGTCGTGGTTCGCCGGCCACGGTCAGCGCGGTCGTGTCGAGGTGACGCTGACGGAGGTGACGCCGTGAGCAAGCATCGCACCCGATGGACGGACGAGGAGAAGGACACGCTCCGCAGTCTTACGCGGGAAGGCCATACCTACGCGCGCATCGGCGAGCTGCTCGGGCGCACCGAGCACGCGATCAACATCATGGCCTACCATCTCGACCTCAAGCACCCGCGCGTCAAGCGGTGGACCGCTGCGGAGCTCGCCACGGCCACGCGGCTCTACCGTGCCGGCAACACGGTGCAGGAGATCGCCCGCATCCTCAAGCGCACACCTACGGGCGTCTCGTCCACGCTGACGTCGCATGGAGTCCTCGACACCAGCAGGCAGGGATGTGGCCGGCGCAAGAACGACACGCAGGTCTACATCCTCCGCAAGCGCGGCCTTATGATCCGCGAGATCCTCCTGGTGCTCGGCAGGGACGACAGCGAGGGAGCGCGAAAGGCCACGCGCATGTGGCTGGAGGCATACTGTGCTCGGCTCGGTGTCGATGTTCCGCCGGCCAGCACGCCGCGCAAGAAGCCTGACATGCAGCTCGTGGAGCAGATCCGAGCGGAGATCGCCTCGCTTACCGGGAGCATGGGCAAGTACGTCACATCGATGGCGAACCAAGGCCGTCCGGCTCGAGGTGCAGCATGAGCGCGAGGGTCATCGTCGGAGACTGCCGCATCTCCATGGCAGAGATGGAAACGGCTAGCGTGGACTCCATCGTCTGCGACCCGCCCTATGAGCTTGGCTTCATGGGCAAGTCTTGGGACGCCTCGGGCATCGCCTATGACCTCGAGGTCTGGCGTCAGGCTCTCCGCGTGCTCAAGCCAGGAGGCTACCTACTCGCGTTCTCGGCAACGCGAACCTATCATCGTATGACCTGCGCCATTGAGGACGCTGGCTTCGAGATCCGCGACTGCATCGGCTGGCACTATGGGAGCGGGTTCCCGAAGTCGCTGGACGTCAGCAAGGCGATCGACAAGGCGGCGGGTGTAGAACGACCTATTATCGGTTTGAACCCAGCCCATAGGCCGAGAGAATACGAATGGATCGGCGGTGCCGGTGGCAAGACCGCGATGCGACCAGAGCATAAAACGGGCCCAGCCACCGACGACGCTCGCCGATGGTCAGGCTGGGGAACCGCGCTCAAACCCGCTTGGGAGCCTGTCGTCGTGGCTCGCAAGCCGCTGGAAGGCACGGTCGCAGCGAACGTGCTGAAGTACGGGACGGGGGCGATCAATGTGGATGGGTGCCGCGTGGCATCTTCCGATGCGCTGGTACGCCCGCCCATTGATCGGAATGACAATGTGGCCTACGGCAAAGGATTGGGCGTCGGTGTGCAGGTGGAGCCAGCCGGCCGCTGGCCTGCGAACGTGATCCTCTCGCACAATCCCGCGTGCGGCGAGGAGTGCGCGCCGGGATGCCCGTGCGCCGCGATGGACGCACAGAGCGGAGGCGATGGCGCCTCGCGCTTCTTCTCCAACCTGCCGATCGAAGCCGACGACCTCGTGCCGTTCTTCTACACCGCGAAGCCAGGACGCAGCGAGCGTGACGAAGGATGCGAGGATCTGGAGGCTAAAACATCACGTTCTGCTATGAACGCAGCGAATGGTACTGGTGAGCGAAGGGACGGTGCACCATCTCCGGTACGTTCAAATCATCACCCGACCGTGAAGCCGGTAAGCGTGATGGCGTGGTGCATCCGGCTTGTGACGCCTCCCGGTGGCCTCGTGCTCGACCCGTTCACGGGAAGCGGGACGACGGGAGTAGCCGCTCGGCGCGAGGGTATGCGCTTCGTCGGGTGCGAGCTGTCCGAGGAGTACGCCGAGATCGCGCGCGCACGCATCCGTCAGGCTCGAGGATCTCTGTTCGCTGGAGGTGCGGCGTGAGGTGGACACAGGCACATGACGACTACCTCCGCGCCTGCGTGGACGAGGGCGTGCCTTACCCGCAGATCGCCGCGCATCTTGGACGCACGCCGGCCTCCATCCGATGCCGCGTCTACCGGCTCTACAACCGGGCGCCGCGCAAGCGCCACTGGTCGGCCGTGGCGATCCGCGACGTGCTCCGGCTGCGCGAGGATGGCCTCACCTGTCGCGAGGTCGGCGACCTGTTCGGAGTCTCGAGGGCGGCGATCGCGAAGCTCGTGCAGCGTCACAAGGGTTGACCGCTAGGTGCCGGCTCGGTATGCTCCTCATGTCCTGCACCGGGACGCGGGTTCGCTACCCGCTTGCGGGGGGCATCAAGCCCCCCGCTCCTCCCCGGTCGGACAGGTGCAGACATGGAAGGAACGAAGTGCTCCTGCGGGAGTGAAGAAGTCGCGCGCCTGCGCGAAGAACTCCGCATCACGAAGGCCAACCTCGACCGCGCGCTGCGCGAGGTACGCGACGGAGAGCGTGAGTATGCCGCGCTGCGTCGTCGGCTGAAGGAAGGCGGGCGGTGAGGTATCTCTCCGTCTGCTCGGGCATCGAGGCCGCGTCCGTCGCATGGCACCCGCTCGGGTGGGAGCCTGCGGCGTTCTGCGAGATCGAAGCCTTCCCGTCTGCGGTGCTCGCGCACCGATACCCCAACGTGCCCAACTACGGCGACTTCACGAGGCTCACCGATGCAGCTCACCCTATTCATGGCGCAGGCGTCGATCTCCTCGTCGGAGGCACTCCATGCCAGGCATTCTCCGTCGCTGGACTCCGAGAAGGGCTGCGTGACCCTCGTGGTGGCCTCGCGTTGGAGTACGTCCGCTTGGCTCGCGCACTTGGCCCGCGATGGCTCCTCTGGGAAAACGTCCCTGGCGTCCTGTCATCAGGACAGGGACGGGACTTTGGTGCCTTCGTCGGGGCGCTGGTTGAGAGCGGGTATGGCGTCGCCTGGCGGGTGCTGGACGCTCAACATGTGCGAGTGGACGGATACGCTGGTGCCGTCCCACAGCGACGGAAGCGTGTGTTCCTTGTCGGATGTGCTGGAGGAGACGCAACTCGTGCCGCAGCGGTTCTACTTGAGCCGGAAGGCGTGCGAAGGGATTCTGCGCCGCGCCGAGCGTCGAGGAAAGGAGCTGCCTCCGATGCTGCTGGAGGCTTTGAGGTCTGTGGCACGCTCTCCGATGGAGCGCACCACGGAGGCGGGCTGAACGGTCAGGATGCCTGCACTGGGCGTGTGCTTCCGGTCGCCTTCGACGCACGACAGACCGACGTATGCGCCTACGGAGACAAGACAGGCCCGATCGACACTGACGGAAGCAGCATAGGTGTGCAGCACGGCATGTCCGTCCGTCGCCTCACGCCGACCGAGTGTGAGCGTTTGCAGGGCTTCCCCGATGGCTGGACGCAGGTCGCATGGAAGGGGAAGGCAGCGAGCGAGTGTCCCGATGGGCCGCGCTACAAAGCCCTCGGCAACTCAATGGCCTGCAACGT